GTCAGATGATAGGTGGCTCTGGGATGAAATTATTAGAATATTACAATCTTGTAAACCGAAATGGATCATTGCAGAAAATGTTAAAGGTCTTGTTAGTGTCGAAGACGGCTTACTCATCGAAAAGTGTATCTCTGATTTGGAAGCTGAAGGATATGAAGTTCAACCGATTATTATTCCAGCTTGTGCCAAAAACGCACCACATAGACGAGACAGAGTTTGGATCATCGGACAAAATGTGGATGACTCCAACGACAGTACAGATAGAGCCAAACGAGGAAAGACGAGAAAAGAGGATAGCTTACAGAAAGAGTATAGGCAGACAGGATTCTCCTGGTTCGCTGACAGAACAAGTGATGACTCCGAGCCTATGGCCAACACCAAACGCATGGGATTCAAGCAGAGGGCCGAGAAGTCAGAAGAACTTGATAGAGAAAGATCATCAAATCAATCTGATAACGGCAGTCAAGGATGCACAATCTCCAACACCGACAAAGATGTGGCCGACACCAAGATCAAGGGATTACAAGGACGGCAGTTCAGTTCCACCATCAGTAATAAAGGGAACGAGGTCAGCGACACTCGGACAAGAGATAGCAAAGGATCAGGCAGTTGGTCAGTTGAACAGCGAGTGGGTGACATGGCTGATGGGATATCCAGAGGGTTACTTAGACATTTCGACAGAGAACCAGAACACATCCCAAGAGTTACCAAAGGAGAAAAAGACCGAGCCAAAAAGTTAAAGGCTTTAGGCAATAGCATTGTGCCACAGGTGGCAGCAGAAATATTATTAGCGATAAGGGTGAGTGAAGAAAGTGACTGAGCAGTTTATAATCAAATCAAGTTTAAAAGATAACTATAGCATTGTACCTAACAACCTAATTAATGATGAGGGAATAGATGCTGATTGCCTGGCAGTATTATTATATCTTTTGTCAAAGCCAACTAACTGGATGGTTAAACCTTCTAATATTCAAAATAGATTTAAGTATGGCAAAGACAAAACCTACCGAGTTATCAACGAATTAATTAAAAGAAGTTATATCAAACGAGAAGAACAACGTGAGGTCGGACAATACGCTAGTTTTACTTATTACGTTTATGATTCACCATTTCCTTGTTTATCGGACACGGCTAAGTCGGACACGGCAAACAAGGACACTACTAAGTACTTAAAGATACTAAGTAAAGAAAGTACTAATGGCGAACCATTAGAAAATGGCTCTCCACCTAAACCAATTAATGAGTGGCAGTATTATAAAAACTGTTTGGCAGGTTACACAAGTTACAAAGATGGTGAAGCTATTATTGGTCAGCTATTAGTCAAAGCCAGAGGTGCAGGTTATAAAATCAAAGAAGAAAAAGATAAGCTAGTGTTGTCTGTTTTAGAAAAGGGATTACAAAAAAAGCCAGAGGGTAATGTTAGGGCTTATCTATTTAGCATCTTTAATAGCATAACCAAAGAGATGGCTACTGCTGCAATACATGATCCAGAACGAACTAAATGGGAAGCCAGAGCAAGAGCCTACGACATGGGTAAAGGTAATTGGATATTTAAAAACTGTCCTAATCCTAATGATCCAGAGTTCAAGCATCATTGTCCACTTAAATACCTCAACTTATTTGGAGTTAATTAATGGTTTATACGGCTGTCGAATTAGCTGATCGTTTTGAAGAAATGGCTGATGTATTAAAGAGGATGCCACCAGTCATTAGAAAGCAAAAGATGGTGCATTGGCCAGATTATCCAAATGATCCTAACCAGGCTTATGGCTATAATGATTATACAATCTCAAGACCAAAGCCAAGTGGTGAACAAATAGATCGATGCGATCAGTCATTGTTGTGGTTGTTGTATCTTAACAAGCAGCAGAAGGAATTGATTTGGGCTAGAGCGTCTAAGTTTAGTTGGCGAAAGATAGCAGCTATGATGGGATGTAATAAAGATACAGCAAAGCTAAAGTGGACAGTTATCCTAATGGAGTTGATAGAGAAGATAAGACATGACTGAAGGCTATGTAACACAATGTAATTCATGTAAGTGCGTTTATGTCATGGATGAGAAATACTGGGCTAGTTTTATATGCTACGTTTGTAAAACCTTCATACATAATAAGGAAAAGAAAGATGGGTGAATATTTATTTTTTGTACCCTCTAGACAAGCCAGACAGAATATGAGTATATTTTTTATATACTGCATATCTTCTCGTTTATTTGTTCTTTTTCCTAACCGATCACATAAACTTTGAAGATAGGCAGTTTTTTATTATGAGAAAGAATCAAGCTAAACCAGGTGTTAATTGGGCTGAGATAGAAGCTAAGTTTAACAATGGACAATCAGCTTACTCAATAGCAAATGATTATGATGTAACAAGGCAATCCATTACTAAGAGGGCTAGTAAAGAAGGATGGGGCATTGTTAAGCATAAGGTTAAGTTAGCAAGGGAAGTTATTAAAGCGACAACCAATGCGACAACCAAAGATGGGAAAGAACGACAACCGACAACCATTTCGGTAACCAAGCCGTTGCACGTTCAAAGATTTGATAAAGATACTGTTGAGACAAGGGAAGCAATCCTAGCGTTACTAAGGGATGGGAATCCTAAAGTGATAGCAGCACAGGCGAGTGGGATAAGTGTTGATACGTTTAATAGATGGGTGCAGAAAGACTCGATGTTTGCCAGTTTGGTACGAGAAGCCGAAAGCGTGGCTGTGGTTTCTAGGCTGCAAAACATCCAAAAAGCAGGAGATCGTGGCGATTGGAAGGCTGATTCCTGGTACTTAGAGCGTACTCAGCGTGAGATATTTGGCAGTAATGAGACAAAGAGCAACGCTCTAGCAGTACAGATTAACATACACAGAGACAGCGATACAGAGACTGTAACGATTAAGCCATCTGGTTCTAAAGCAGAGGATTAAAGGTCTGTAACTGTTGGTATTGCTAGGGTTTAGTTTAAAAAGGGTTCATAGGTGGTTCAAATAGCCCCCAGTACCAAGCCCCACAGGCACAATATTTTCGAAGGCGAAGGCGATACACACACACGCCCCCCTTCACACAAAAAACAAACAACACAGGTTGTCGCTTAGTTGTCGTAAACCAAAAAAACAAATTCTCAGGTTGTCGACAACCAATAGGTAACCATAAATGTCTAAGAAGATAATAAAACTAGAATACGACCCACAACCTAAACAGCAGTTATTGCACAAGTGTAAAGCCAAGCAGATATTATTTGGTGGAGCAGCAGGAGGTGGTAAGAGCCATTCTGGTCGTTGGGATGTAATTGGGTTCTGCTTAGAGAATCCTGGTTTAAATGCCTTTATATTTCGTAGGTCGCTGCCTGAGTTGGATAGTAATCATATTCAGCCCTTAAAGAAGGAATTGCCTTTAGCGTTAGGCACGTTTAACGAAACCAGAAAGAGGTATGAATTTTACAATGGCAGTTCTATTCAGTTTCAGTATTTGGAGCGAGATAGTGACTGTGATCGTATTCAAGGAACTGAGATACATATAGCGTTAGTTGATGAAGCAGGTCAGATGACGGCTTATCAGTTAGGGTATATTAAGAGTCGAATGAGGTTAGGATCATTTGAGCCAAAGCAAGTAGGATTTTTGCCACGATTAGTAATGACAGCTAATCCAGGTGGACAGAGCCATAACTTTTTAAAGGCTTTGTATATTGATCCATCACCTGCTGAGACTTATTTTTACGATCATACAATGCGTGACCCAAATAATCCAAAGGATAAGGGTTGGCTGAGTATGTATATACCTGCAAAGATGACTGACAATAAATACATTGATCCTAGTTACGCTAGTTCATTTAGTGGATTGCCAGAAGAATTAGGCAGGGCTTTGCGAGAGGGTGATTGGGATTTAGTTGTTGGCTCTTTCTTTGGTGATATTTGGAAAAGAGATTTACACGTTATCAAGCCATTTGACATTCCACAGCATTGGACAAGGTTTAGATCGTTTGATTGGGGTTCGGCATCGCCATTTAGCGTTGGTTGGTGGGCAGTAGCTGAAGGGCATGAAACTATACCAGATAACGCATTGATTAGGTATCGTGAATGGTATGGAGCAGCAGGGCCAAACAGAGGTTTAAGAATGACGGCTGAAGAAGTTGGTAGTGGTATTCGTGCAAGAGAACGTGGCGAAAAAATAAATTTTGGTGTTGGCGATCCAAGCATATGGAAATTTGATGGTGGGCCGTCAATCGGTGAGAGATTAGGTAAGTTAGGCGTAAGATTTAGAAGGGCTGATAATTCCAGAGTTGCAGGATGGGATCAGGTAAGGCAAAGGCTAATTGGCGATGATGGAGTTCCTATGATGTATTTCTTTAAGGGCTGTATTGATACCATTAGGACATTACCAGTTTTGACCCACGATAAACATCGAATGGAAGATATTAATACGACTGAGGAAGATCACGCTGCTGATGAAATTCGTTACGCTTGTATGTCAAGACCATTTACAAGAAAAGCCCCAGAGATAGATGAGGATATTTGGCGAAAGCCGACCATCGATGAAATGATGAGTGGTTTGGATAAAACAAGCCGACCAAGTTCGTGGAGATTTTAATTGGATTATAAATTTGACAGAGAGCCTACGAAAAAGGCTGATAGGGCTGCGTATTGGAACAACCAGATTCTGAACGCTCGTAAGTTTGAGGAAACCTGGCGAGAGCGTGCTAGTGGTATTGTGCAAAGGTATCGTGACGATAACATTAATCGTTTTGAGCGTGAAACTAGAATGAACATCTTTCATTCAAATGTTGATACGTTAAAGTCAGCTTTGTATTTTAAGACACCAAAGCCACGAGTAACCAGACGATTTAAAACTGATGACCCTATTGGTAAAACCATAGCAATGTGTATGGAACGTGGGTTGCAGTATCAGTTAGATTTTTATGATTTTGATGGAACAATTAAAAAAGCCATTGAAGATATGTTAATTGTAGGTCGTGGGGCTGTAAGGTTAAGATATGATCCTGTTCTTGTTACAGGTGATCCACAACGTATTCCTATTAATGTTGAGCCTATTACTGGCATTGGCGAAGTTGCTCCTGGTCAAATGGGTGAAGTTCAGGTTGCCCAAAGGCTGCTTGATCCTGAAGGTAATGAAATTGAGCAAGAAAACGT